GCGTCATGTCGTACCTGTCGCGAACAATGCCCCATGAGCGCGAGTACACAAGTACGTCCACGCCCTTTTCTGGTAGCCTGTCTTCAATGCTTATCCATTCCATGTGATTGTTGCTTTTACCTAATGCCTGAAGAGAAAAGAACGGGGGCCAACTACAGCTTGCCACAAGGCCAAATTGCACCGGCCCTGCGGCAAGCAATGTCCGTTCTGCGCCATGCAATTACCCCTCATCAGCATCGTCACCGTCCATGCGCATCGCTACCTCTTCCGCCTCTCGTATGTCGGTGAATGAAAGACCGACGCTGACCCATGTGCCTGGGTCGTTCATGTCTCCGTGGTAAATGTGGAAAGTCGATGTTGCAAGGTTCAAGAGAACCATGTGTCCTACTGGTGTCATCGTCGTTCGTGTTTAGTTGTTCAACCTATGGCCTACTGGCCTTTAACCCATGAAAAGCACGGCGCAGAACATGCACCTATGCGGCATGCCCTCAACACAGGTCCAACGCGCTGCACGCCCCATAGCTGCTGGACCGTTGTACGCCACCGAAGAGAACGTCTGCGCCTCGGCTGACCCTAAACCGCTGACCAATGGCCTGTGAACTCATGCGAAGAGACCTAATGACTTTTGGGCCTCCACGATCCGCGCTTCGGCAATAGCCACGTACTCGGCCTCGCGCTCGATGCCTATGAACTCAAAGCCTTCAAGCACTGCTGCCTTTCCGGTCGATCCGCTGCCCATGAACGGGTCAAGTACGGTTCCGCCCGGTGGCGTCACAAGGCGGCACAGGTAGCGCATCAGGGCAGTGGGCTTGACGGTTGGGTGATTGTTGGCGCGTGGATTGAATGTGCGCTCTCCGTTCCGTGCCGACGGGTTGCCAGTGTGTCCTGTGTTGGTCACTCGCACCACGTCCTTTGCCATATGGTCCAGCCCCTCATCCCGATCGGCCTTGCTTGCCTTGGCGCAGTAGGTGAACCTACTTGCTGAGGCCACTACCCCACGATCCGTATTGGCTCGCATGATGCCGAATGTGGCACTTTCGGCATATCCATCGGATGTCAAGTGGCTTACTGTAATCGTCGTGATGCCTGTCTGCTCGTTGGTTGCCGCAATACTCACAAGGTTGCCCAACAGGGTGTGCCTTTCGTGCTGCGACACGAGCCAAGACCTTTGCTCGATATATAGGATCGCTGTGATAACGATCTCGCAAAGCTTTTCGCACTCGCTCTCCGTTGCGCTCGTAAAATGTCCCCCCAAGAGCGGGCCTTGCAGCACTGCCCCGCAAGCTTCCGCGAGACGAACAAGATCGCGAGCAATATCGGCGTATTGCCTTGGCCGGGACAAACTCCCTTGAACAGTGTTCGCAGCGCTTTTTTTCCATGCTTCAAATATAGCCTTCGCGTCGCTAAGAAGCAATGGGAAGTCGTCCTTTTGGCAAGAAAAGAACCGGGCGGCGCTGCCGTTGTCGCCGTGCGCCACCGTTGATCGACCGCCCTTGAATCCGCCTCCGCCTTCGCCCCAGTACGCCTCGCTACTCTTGCTATTGCGATCAGGGCTGCCGCCGCTTGCCGTTCCTTTGCTCTGAGGAAACCCAGCAAGCACCTCCTCGCTGCCGTCGTGGATCAGATTTGCAGGCCAGCGTCCATTTGCAGAAGGCACTTGATATCCTAACCCCTTGGTATTGGTTCCGAACATGGATGTACCCTTGTCACTTCCTCTATTGCCGCCATAGGTTCCGCCCTTCAATAGCCTACAATCAGTCTCCAGTTCTACCCGGCACCCGTCCACGTTGATAGCCCCCGTTCCATGCTCAAGCACGTTCGCGGCCACGGTGCCCACGAGCGGCTTGCGGGCCATGGTAATCGGCTCCAGCGCGGGCTTCAGGGCGGTGCCCCAGCCTTGCCATTGCTTCGCGGCTTCGAGCACTAAAGGCGGATCGTCATAGTTGCGTTCCGGGGATGGAAGGTCGCCACCCGCTGCAACGAAGCGTTTGCCCACAGCGCCGCGCTCGCCTGCTTCCCGGTCTATCGCCTTGCCAATGCTGTGCGACTTCGGGAATCCGCTGCCGTACACCCACGCGATCATGTCCCGAATCTCGAAGCCCGCGTCCTCAATGCGTACCGCCATTCGGTGTTGGGTACGTGTGCCTGCAAAGGCCAGCAGGTGACCGCCCGGCTTCAACACGCGCAGGCACTCTTCCCATATAGCCTGTTCCGGCACGTCGTAATCCCATTTCTTACCCATGAACGAAAGTCCATACGGCGGATCGGTCACGATGGCGTCCACACTGTTGTCGGCCATGCCACGCATCACCTCCAAGCAGTCTCCATGTTTGATTTCAAAGGCCATTGTTCAATTCGGTCAGCGGTTCATAGAATGAAAAGGCGGCGTACAACACACGCTTGCCAGAATGCGCCCCGATACACAACCCCACCGCACGGGCGCACTGCGGCAAGCTCCAACGTTGTACGCCATCTGGGAAAAGGTCTGCGCCTCGGCCAACCGGCAGCGGCAATCCGGTACGCATTGCCAGCAACAGCCTCGGCTGACCGAACCTCTGAACCGCTGACCAATGAAATGCAAGCTCATAGCCTAATGGCTTTAATGCGCTCTCCGATCCACCTTGCGCACGGCACCGCCCATGAATTACCAAGGGCCTTGTACCGTGGACCGTCCGGGCTTTCGGGCTTTCCGCGCCACGGGATGTTGGTGTAGCCATCGGGGAATCCCTGAAGGCGCTCGCACTCCACGGGGGTGAGGCGGCGGACTTGCATGCCGTGCATCACACCGTGCGTGTCGGTCTTTGTCAGCGTGTAGGACGGCCCTTCGGATACACCAAGGCCAGCTGGACCGCTGTTCTCCCCCCTACCCATCAGTGTACCCTGCACCGCCAGCACCTGGTCGTTCGCCGTGGCCAGCGTCAGGCTCTGATCCTCGCTCACCAGCGGTCCTTTGCCGCCGCCTTCCTTGCCCTCGCGCATGCGGACCAGCATGGGTGGCTCGGCACGGTGCAGCGTGTGGCAGGGGTCGCCCGGCTGTGGGTTGCTGCGGTTGGCTACGCTGGTCACTTGTGCGGGGTCGAAGACCATGGGCGTATTTCGACCAGAAGGATTGCTGTTACGCATGAGGATTGGCGCCTTCGCAGGAACAAATAAGGGGCATCCAGCGTTGACGTGCTGGTTGTCGTATCCCATGTATTTCTGCATGGTCGTATCCAGTGTAGATGCGATTTCAGCCGGCCACTTCTTTGAAGGCACCAGCGGCACTCCTCGCCCCGTTCCATCTTCACTGGCGTCGAAGCCTTCACCTCGCAGGGTGTGGGCTACCGAGGGTATGAGGCTACTTTCCAAGTCTCCGTTGCCGTTCCACTTCGTTCCCATCGCGGCGGTCAATGGTCGCGTCACTTCCGGTATCACTTCCATCACACCAACGCCTAACTGGTTCTGAATGGGGCCGTTCTTCGCACGGCAATCAATGGTTGGCGCTAAGTCCGTGATGCGACTGCCTGAAGGGCCAGTCTCAAAGCCTCTGGCAGTTCCTTCCCCCTTGCTTCTGCTCGGCGCAGGATGCCAGCGGCCGCTTTCGATGATAGGAAGTAGCGCGTCGGCAACGGCCCATCTTCCAGCACCGCCGCGAGCGAGCACGAAGACCCGCTTCCGTCGCTGGGCCAAGCCGAAGTGCTGGGCGTCCAAGACCCGCCACGCGGCGCATCGGGTTGGCCCATCAACCACACCCGCGCTGGGCCACCCTCCTTCAGGTTCAGGGATGGCGGCATCACGTCCGCATAGTCCGCCCAGGAAGGAGCCGAAGGCGTTGTCGTTGGTGCTGAAGACTCCGGGCACGTTTTCCCAGAGGATCCAAGCTGGCTCTCTTCCAGCAGCGTGTCGAAGATGGTCGATTGCATCGGCAAGTAGTACGAATTGAAGTGTGAGGTTTCCCCTGTCATCGGCCAAGGACTGCCGTAAACCCGCCACGCTGAAGGACTGGCAAGGCGTTCCGCCGCACAACAGGTCCGCGTCCACAATGAACGGTTGGTCCTTCAGTTCGGTGAAGTCGCCATGCAAGGGCGTGTCCGGGTAGTGGTGCTGGAGAACGGCACGCGGGAACGCCTCGATCTCCGAGAATGCCAATGGCTTCCAGCCAAGAGGCCCAAATGCCACCGAAGCGGCTTCAATGCCTGAACAGATCGAGAGGTATTTCATTGGTCAGCGGTTCAGAGATGAAAAAGACGGCGTACAACTACAGCTTGCCGTAACTGGCCCTGCTCTTTGTTCGACTTGTCCTGCGAATGTTCCATGTCTGTTCGTTGTTTGAATGTTTGTGAGGGGCCAGCTACGGAAAGCCTTCAACGTTACTCTCCATCCCCCAATAGCTTGGTCAGGCGGGAGCGGAGGTCTTGAACATTGATCACCATCCATTCGTATCCATCGCCGGAGTCAATGGGCCGATGTGATCCAGCCGCAATTTCCTTCTCTACCTGCTCTACCGTTGGGCGCTTGGAGCGTTCGTCGAATAGGGCTTGGGCGTAGCCTCCTATCCAGAACTGAGGTGTTACGGATCCGGAATGCGCTATGAATCCGGTCTGCTCCTCAAACTGATACTCAGCCTCTACTCGGCACTGCTCCATGAGCTTGGTATGTGAGGGGGTCATCAAACTAGGATTGGGGTTTGGGCGATCCGGCTCCTTCGTCGCCATGCCGAAGCTCTCGGCGGATCTCGACTTCCATCGCTTCGAGAATTGGTATCAGTTGTCGGGCCGCATCCGGAGGACAGTCGAACAACTGGCCCGTCCGGTTCACCCGAGCGGTGAAGTGCTCGGTACAGTACTTGCGCGGCTTTCGGAGTTGCCACCACTTGCGCTTCGGTGTGTGGTCAAGCCTTGTGCAAGTGATGGTCACGAGATTGTACATGTCAATAATCCTGTTGCTCATGGCTGTTTAGGTATCAGGTGGTACTTGGATGCGAGGCTCATGGTCGGAATGGCTTGGTGACGTTGATCCATTTATCCTTGTGAACAATGAACCCAAGCGACGGCTCTGGCCATCCATCGCCCTTTACTTCCTCTAGCCAAGCATCAAACGTCGCGTCCCCCGCCTTGATCACCTCACTCAGCCCCACCACCGCAGGGGCAGGGCCAAAGACCGGGAACAGGCGAATGAAGTCCACCTTGGAGTGCTCGAACAAGGCGCTGTATGCCTCTCCGGGCAGGCTGGCTGGTAGCTCGTCCTCTGGGACCCACGCTATGATCGTGGTTGGTTTCTTCTGTGCTCGGCGCAAGTCAAGCAGCTTGTTCGCGCGGTCCAGTTTCGCCTGCACGCCTTCGCTTACTCCAAGGGTTGCGGCGTGTTCTACCGCAGGGGCAGGGGGATGGGCGTAGAGGGGGATGGTGAACACCGAAGCGGATCCACCAAAATGCTCAAGCTCCTCGTTCGTAATGATAGTGCCGGTCTTATTGCTCATCCACGCCACCGGCTCACTGCCCTCCATGGAGCGGAGGGCGGCTACCAAAGGCTCCATGTCTGGATCTTCGAGTAGTTCCTTCACAGCGTCATCATGGTAGTCAAGCCTGTCAACCGATAATACATCCGTGTAGCACCCTTCAATGGTATCGTGGTGGCCGTAATGGTATGCGTGATAGTAGAGGCAGTTCAGCGCCTCTCTGATCGTATCCAAAGGGGTCTTATTGTCGCTCATGGTCAAGGTGTTTCAAATTCGTGACGAATGGAGGTGCGCGTTGAACTATCAATCTTTCCAGCCTTGGTTATCGGATTTCCATTCAGCCAAGCGGTGAACTTGTAGGTGCTCCAGTTCTGTGAGTCTGGTGTCTTTTCCATTCTACGGTCGGTTACCTTCAGGCGCACTCCGGTAAGCAGATCCCATACAACGGAGCCAACTTCGGGCACGCCGCACTTTCTCATAAGGCGCTCGCACTCGTTGTTGATTTTCTGGTCAAGTTCTTTTTTGGCCTGATCCAAGGCCTTAACACGGCTCACGAAGTTGCTGCCGGGATATTGGGTACTCATGGTCAAGGGAGTTTGATGCCGTACTTGGCGGCGATTCCTTTTGTGATGTTCAGTCCAAACTGGCCATGTGTAGCAAGCTGTGTGGTTGAAATAATGTCATTCAGCATCTCCATCACCGTGGACATTGGCACTGCCTTGTCTCCGATGACCAGCGTGGCTTTTTGGTCCGCAAGCAATGGTCGCATTTGCTTGCCAAATGAACATCCGGCATAGCATGGGTCAGCAAATGCATCCTTGCTTACCCAGCCCTCCATCACCCGCACCTCTGTCTTAGTTGTGTCGCTCATTGGGGTAATGGTGTTGGGGTCACGATACTCGCTTGCGCCAAATAATTGTCTTTGCCTGCCTTGCGTAGAACTGGTCTGGGTCTTGATCCCACTCCGTGCTCGGTGGTCGTTCGCCGTAGGTGTAGATGTAATCACCGGACGTGTACCGCTTGTGTAGTTCGTTAGGCCTTGGCTGATAGCGGTGGTCGGCCTCAAGCTCCCTTAGGCTTTCGCATCCAAGATGCGCAGACATCGCTTCGCGTGGTTTCATCGTTCTTGGTGTTGGGGAAGGGGATGTATGCTATGGGTGGTTACTCAAACGGTCTGAGCGATGTAGGCGGGGTGAAGTATGCCGATGGAATAACTCAGGCTGTCCATAGCACGACGGTAGGCGCCATCGTATTTGCCATTAGCCATGCAATCGCGGGCATCGTCCAAGCAGGTCTTTGCCGACTGGTAAAAGCAACAATCACATGGAATGGATAAGCATTGAAGACAGGCTACCAGAAAAGGGCGTGGACGTACTTGTGTACTCGCGCTCATGGGGCATTGTTCGCGACAGGTACGACATGACGCTTCCAAACGGGACAGTTATCTTCTACGGCACGCGAGAGGAGTACCGTGAAGATGTAACCCACTGGATGCCATTGCCGGATCCTCCGAGTGGTAATTGAATGGGGGCCAACTAGGAAATAAACCACAGTCCGTCCAGCGGCCGACAACAAACGGCCAGCCGATTTGAGTTGCATGTTGTGAACCCAAGGCAGGGGATCTGACTTAGCTTTGGGGCCGTGGACAAGAACACGGCTATCGTAGGCCATATCGTTGACGCCTTCAACGTCCGTGCAAAGGAGTTGGGCTATGGTCCGATGTCCTCCGCTTGCCTGCCGATCAAGGTAGAGGACGTGCTGGACAAGAAGAAGCCGCGCATGGGTCGGGAATCTCAGCAGCCTGTGTCGGACTGCCGTAGCCTCTGCACGTACTTCATTGGTCAGCACATCTTGGTCCGTGACGAGTTCGCCGGGCGGGACCGCCAGATGTCCATCGGGGCCATGTCGATACTATTCTACCGCAGCCCTCAGCAGATCACAAAGTCCCTCAAGAGGGGCTGCTGGCTACTCGATAACCAGCTTTTCGCAGCCATCTACGAAGACTCCATCAAGCGGGTGTCCAAGGCGGGTATAGATCTATGGCGTCCACCACATAGAACCATGTGCGAATGATGATCAGCGTGGTCATGCCGAGCTACTTAGGGGAATACCCTGGAGCCGCCAAGGGAAGGCCGGAAAAGTTTGTCCGTGCCGTGGATAGCGTGCTGAACCAGTCGTTCACTAACTTCGAGTTGATCATCGTGGCAGACGGATGCCAGGAAACGGAACGGCTGTTCGCCACGATAGCCCCCGACCCGCGCTTGAGGCTGGTGTTGATCGAACGTTCAGAGCTATGGTGCCCGGGCCCAAGAAACACGGGAATTGCCGAAGCCGGTGGTCAATGGATCGCCTACCTGGATACTGACGACGTATGGGGTCCTGAGCACTTGGCGACCATCCACGAACAGGTGATCACGACCGATGCACAATGGGCGTACATGCCAGCGTGGTGGCATAGCAAGAAGGGCTGGTACGTCAAGGTCCCCAACCTGAAGAACTGCGCGAGCTACGGTACGGCGAACGTGGTCCACCGCAACATCAAGGGCCTATACTGGCCTACCCAACGAAGGAACCGTGACGGCGTGCTGGACTACGGGACGCAGGACTGCGCCTTTGTGGAGCGGCTTAAGAGGTTGGGAGTTCCGTTAGCTATCCCGACCTCCGAGTACTACGTGTGCCACATACCGTCCCACGTTGCTGGGGCCTACGACGTATGAAGATCCAGGTCATCACACGGGACAACGGCTTTGGGCTGACCAAGGATATACAGGTCATCCGAGAGGCCTTTCCTGACGCCACCGTGGACTTTACCGACTGGAAAAAGCCGCGCCGCGATGGTAAGTGGGACTGGAACTTCCACCTTGAGTTGATACACCCCGGACACTTCAACAGCGCAAGGGTTAACGCCTTCGTGCCCAACCCTGAGTGGTACGACCCGACATGGAGTTCGCACCTGGGCCGGTTCCATGTCGTAATAGCAAAGACAGAAGACTGCGCCCGCATCTTTTCGACCATGCACAGTAACGTTCAGACAACGGGATGGACATCGCCGGATACCGGTAAGCAGGTGGACTACACCATTCCGGGCGTCCTCCACATCGCTGGCAGGTCGATCATGAAGGGCACCCCGCAGGTATTGGAGGTTGCAAGGCAGCTTCCGGGTGTCCATTTCCACTTGGTGGTGGATAAGACCGTCAAGGCTCCGGAGAACGTGAAGCAGTACGTGCTGCCTACCAATGACCAACTAGATGAACTCAAGCGCATACCGATCCGACTTCAGCCCAGCACCTACGAAGGCTATGGCCATGTTCTGAACGAAGCCCGTGCGATGGGTGCCGTGACCATCACGACCGATGCCGGGCCAATGACTGAGGTAGGGGAGCCGGAATACACCCTGCTATGCCCGCCGTCGCATACCCGGATCAAGGCCTTGGCAAAGGAGCAAGTTCCGGACGTTGACGCCTTAGAGCAGTGCGTGCGTATGGCCGTGAACAACCTGAGCGAGTGCGGACCGATGCTCGGAGCCAAGGCACGGGAGGCGTACCTGAAGGGCCGCGAAATGTTCCACGCCAAGATCCGGTCACTGGTCCGATGAACATCCTAGTGAAATACCCCAGCCGGGAGCGCCCGCATCGCTTCCTTGACGTGCTCAAAGGATGGGTGGAAAAGGCCGATGACCTCAACAGGATCCAGTTCCTGTTCAGCTTCGACACGGACGACGCCAAGATGAGAGAGGCGTCCAAGTGGATCGAGAAGCTGAACATCAACGCCGTAACGGTCTACGGGACCAGCAGGTCCAAGGTGGACGCCATCAACAGGGACTTCGACAAGGCCGACCCGTGGGACGCTGTTCTGGTTGTCAGCGACGACATGTGGTGCGTGCATCAGGGATGGGATAGCGAGATCCGCCGAGCTTGTCAGATGCACCCCGACCACTTGGTGTGGTTCCCCGACCAGAAGCAGCGCAGCATGTGTACGCTGCCCTGCATGGACAAGGCCTACTACGACCGCGATGGCTGGATCTATGACCCGCGCTTCAAGTCCGTGTTCTGCGATGACCTAGCCACCGACATTGCCCGCCAACGGGAAAGGCTTGTCATGGTTCCTCTGACCATTGCCGAGCACAGGCACCCCGCCAACGTGAACAACGTGCTGCCGGACGCCCTGTACCGAAGGAACGAGACCAGCGAGATCTGGAAGCATGACGAGGCCCTGTATAGGCAGCTAACACCCTACCCGAAGAAATGAAGTACAGCCAAAACTCAGAGGAGCAAATGATCGCCGACTACTTCGGAGAGTACATCGGCGACTTCTTGGACCTCGGGGCCAATGACGGCCAAACCCTGTCCAACACCCGCGCCCTAGCCCTGAAGGGATGGCACGGAGTATGTGTGGACGCCAGCCCATCGGCATACGCCCGACTTGAGGCCATGTACCAAGGCAACCCGAATATCGAAACCCACCACGTAGCGCTGTGCGAACGCGAGGGCTGGATCCAGCTGCACGAGAGCGGGCACCACCTGACCAAGAAGGACACGGCGCTACTGAGCAGCGTGCTAGACCACGAGACCGAGCGCTGGCGTGCCACCACGGACTTTGAAGAGGTCACGGTACCGGCCATCACCTTCGATGGCCTGCTGAAGCGCAGCGAACTGAAGCGTTTCGACCTCATCTCGATCGACATTGAGGGCATGGACCTTTTGGTACTTGAGCAGATGGACCTCACTGCCTTGGAATGTCAGATGTTGATCGTGGAGGTGAACAAAGCCGACCCGAAACCATTCTTGGACCACTGCGCAAAGCATGGGCTGGTCTTACTGACCCGCAACGCCGAGAACCTGATCTTCATCCGATGAAGCTATCCATCCTCATATCGACCATGCCATCCCGCACGGCGGCGCTGGCTTCGCTACTGCCAAAGTTCGGATTCGACGGCCCGCCTGACTTGGAGTTCGACTACGAGCTAGGCACAATAAAGAACTGGATTGACGACGAACGCGGCGTTGAGGTACTGGCATACTTGACCCCGCCTTACGACAAGGTGAACGACGGCCTTAGCTACGGCGGTAAACGGAACGCCTTGATGCAAGTGGCACAAGGCGAATACGTGGCATGCTTCGACGACGACGACGACTGCCACCCCGAGTACGTGGACCGCATCCTGGCCGCCATCGAACAAGGTCCGGACGTGGTGGGCTTCAAGGTGGCGTGCTACGGCTACGCCAACAACTGCAAGTCTCCCGAGATCATGGAGCCTGCTGACGTGTCGATCCGCTACAACGGATGGGCCAACGACCAGAACGGATTCAAGTACGTGAGGTTCCCGCATCACCTAGCGCCAACGAAGAAAGAACACGCCATGGCCATAGGCTACCGGGGCCACTACGGAGAGGACCACGACTACTCGGTCAGGATGCAGGCCAGCGGACGGCTGAAGACCGAGGTCCACATCGACGAGTTCCTGTACATCTACCTGTTCAACGGCAACAAGAAAGAAGGGGAATGAAGGACTGTATTGTCAACGTAGGCCACGGAGGGTGGTATCCCAAGGGCAGCGCACGCCTAGAACGCTCCCTTGTCCACCACGGCTTCGAGGGTCACATCCAAACATGGAAGGACACCCTGCCACCGGGTTCGCCTACCCATCAACAGATCCCGTACGCGATGAAGGTCTACGCCCTGCAATGGGCACTAGACAACGGCTTCGATCGCACCCTGTGGCTGGACTGCTCGGCATGGTGCGTAAAGTACCCGCGCGTCCACTTCGAGGCCATGGGCAAGGACGGGTACTACCTGGTCCACTCGGGCTGGCAGTGCGACCAATGGACCAACGACAACTGCCTGAAGTACTTCGGCATCACCAGAGAGGAGGCAAAGGACATACCCATGATATCAAGCGGCATCATGGGCATCAACTTCGCCACGGAGCTAGGCAGGGAGTTCTTCGCCCAGCTAAAGGGAGCCATGCACGCCGGGGCGTTCCACGGATCATGGACCCACAACCCCGAGGAAGGCAGCGGAGACCGGTACCGGGGCCATCGCCACGACCAGAGCTGCGCGAGCCTGATAGCCCACCGCTTGGGGATGAAAATGCACCCCGAGCAGGTCTACGACTACTACTACCAGCCCACGATGCCGGAAACCGTTGAATTTGCCCTTGCCGGATTATGAAACAAGCACCTATTCCAGACGGTACGATCATCGGCGACTTCATGTACGCCTGTGATGAAGACACGGCCCTGTTCGCGGCTCTTCCTTCTTCTGATGAGCTAATCGATTGCCCGATCGGCGATCACCGTTCGGGACTTATCACCTATCGACGTGTGAGGCGCCTTAGAAGTGGGTTGCGTCCTGAGCTTAGTAACCACCTGCCTACACGATACCGAGTGTCGGAAATCCATGAACAGTCCAAGTATTTGCCATGGACGCACTCCTGATCCCCTGCTTCAACCGCCCCGAGCTTCTGCACGAGACGCTGAAGAACCTCGTGGCCACGGGCGACATGGATACCGTCCATGTGGTCTTCAAACCCGACTCGGGATACTCCCCGTCCATCCTGACGGTGATCGACCTCTTCAGGACCCACCTGCCGAGCTTCGAGGTGGTGAGACCAACCCCCGCCAAGTACACCATGACCAAGCAATCCCGCAACGTGCTCACGGGATACATCCACGCTGCCTCGGTCAGCTCGGGCCTGGTGTTCATGGTAGAGGAAGATGTGATGGTCTCCCGTGACTTCTTCAAGTTCAACCGCGAACTATTCAGGCTCCACCCCAACACCTTCGCCAGCCTGTCCAGAACCAACCTCAACAGGTCAGCAGCCGTCACAGACCGAACGGACGCCTACTACCTATCGGACGGCGACTATTGCTCCATCGGGGTGACCATGCACAGGGACACCATCTTCAACTACATCCAGCCCCACGCCAACGAGCGCTACTATCGGGACTGCATAGCCTACTGCCGGTCCAACTTCCCCAAGGCACACTTCCCCGAGGGCCACGCCGAACAGGACGGACTGATCCGCCGCATACAAATGGCCTCGGGAAAGCCCACGGCATACCCCCACGTACCCAGATGCTTCCACGCCGGATGGTACGGATACAACCGCCGCCGCTCTCCCATGACAGGAACCCTGGAACAGAAGATCCAGCGGGTACAGGACACCATCTACGACAAAGACAAGGCCATCGCCGCAGCCATCAACCCCAGCTGGGCGGCGGACAGCCTACCGGAAAACCTCAATCCAGAACCATGGACCACACTGCAACACATACCGCCGACACCCAGACCCTGAAGAACCTGATGCGCCCTAAGAAAAAGGGCTGGGTCTACGTAGGGGCCATCGGAGCCGCCATCGTGCTAATCGCCCTGGCGTTGTCGGCCATCATGCTCCCCATCCTGATCTTCAACCACCTGTGAGCCTAGCCCGCCGATCCAGCGATGACCTGATGATGCTTGCCTACGTGGTAGGCGTCCAGCGGGCCATGCCATCGGTGAGCGATACACGGGCTATAGAGAGGTTCATAAAGGACTTCGGCCACCATTGCGCCGAATGTGACGTAGAAGCCCTCAGAAAACGCCTTTCGAGGCTCCGCAATGAGTGGCACGAAAGCAGAAAGACAAAGCCATGAGCAAGAGACAGGATCCCAAGGGTAAAAAGCCCGTCAATACTGGTCTAAACCCCGTGAAAACGGAGACCAAGAAGCCGCAAGGAATCCAACTATACCCCATCGGCCAACTCAAGGCCAACCCCACGAACCCGCGTGTGCTCAGGGACGAAAAGTTCCTGAAGCTCAAGAACTCCATCACCGAGTTCCCCGACATGCTGAACTACCGGGGCATCGTGGCTGTTACCGACACGGACGGCAAGTTCATGGTTCTGGGTGGCAACATGCGTCTCCGCGCCATCCAAGACCTAGGGATCAAGGAGGTGCCAGTGATGCTTGCCGACCACTGGACCGAAGAGCAGCGCCGGGAGTTCATCATCAAGGACAATGTGGGCTTCGGGGAATGGGACTGGGAACAACTGGCCAACGAATGGGACGGCGAGCAGTTGCAGGAATGGGGCCTCGACCTGCCCGTGGACTTCAACGCCGATACCAACGAAGGACTGACCGACCCCGACGAAGTGCCGGAGGTGCCCGAAACGCCGATCACCGTCCTTGGGGATGTGTGGGTCATGGGCAAGCACCGGATCGTCTGTGGGGATAGCACAGAGGCCGATACGGTCGCCAAGTGCCTCAATGGGGTGAAGCCGCACCTGATGGTCACGGACCCTCCTTACGGGGTGGAGTATGATCCTCAATGGAGGGCTGATGTTGGCGTGAACAAGAACAAGGAAAAAATGGGCGTGGTCAAGAACGACGATCGCGCAGATTGGACAGAAGCATGGGCCTTATTCCCCGGCGATGTCGCATACGTGTGGCACGATGCCCTTCAGGCTGGAACCGTGGCCAATAGCCTTCAGGCGTGTGGATTTGATATGCGGTCGCAAATCATCTGGTCAAAAGACCGGTTCGCATTAAGCAGGGGGCACTACCATTGGCAGCACGAACCATGCTGGTACGTTGTCAAGGATGGCGGTCATTGGTCTGGCGACCGTAAGCAATCAACCATCTGGAATATCCCATCTCGCGATGATAGCGGCCACGGCCACAGCACACAGAAGCCCGTGGAGTGCATGAAGCGCCCCATCGAGAACAACAGCAGCCCCGGCCAAGCGGTATACGAACCCTTCAGCGGGTCGGGCACCACCATCATCGCTGGGGAAATGACGGGCCGCTCCATCCATGCCATTGAACTGTCGCCCGCATACGTTGACGTGGCTGTAAAACGCTGGCAGGACTTCACCGGACAGCAGGCAATTCACGAGGCCAGCGGCAAGACATTCGCGGAACTCGCTGAGGCACAGGTATCAACGGTCTAACAACGGTGGCAAAGCCAAAGAAACAACCCCACGGTGGAGAGATCCATCTGCTCGAAAAGGGCGAGACGGCAAACCCGAATGGGCGACCGCCGAAGCTCCTTTCGCACATCGTAGCAGAACTGAAGGCCAAGGGCTACGAACGTGCCACCGCGAACCAAGTGGCGGATGCCTTCGAGACGCTGATGAACGTGCCGGAGGATGTGCTGGCGGAAATGGTCAAGGACAAGACCAAGCCTATGAGCCTTCGCATCGTTGGGAAGTCCATGTTGACGGCCAAGGGCTGGGAGGTGTTGCAGTCCATGCTAGACAGGGCGCACGGCAAGGCCAAGCAGCAAATGGACCTCACATCGAACGGCAACACTATTTCGCCGCCGCCCATTTACGTGATGCCTCCAAGTGGCGACCAAGGCGCTTAGACCCCTTTCGCAGGAGCAATCCGACGTCTGGCACTTCCTGCACGATGCCACCACGACCAAGGTGTTCTTTGGTGGCGGAGCTGGTCCGGGCAAGTCATTCCTTGGCTGCCTGTTCGAGTGTGTTGACAGCGTAGCCAAGCCCGGAAGCCGTGGTTTGATAGCCAGGGAGAAGTACGAAGACCTTCGGAAGACCACCATGCTCACGTTCTTCGAGGTGGCGGGTATGCTGAACTACCACGAGGGCGACCACTACAGGTACAACGCCCAAGAGCATACGGCCTACTGGAAGAACGGCAGCATCACGTTCTTCGACCACTTGCAGAGCAGGCCCGGAGACCCGGAGTTCAACCGGCTTGGGTCACGGGAATACACAAGGGTGTTCGTGGATGAAGGGCCGGACTGCCAGCCCAAGGCTATCGAGGTGCTGGAAACACGTATCCGCTTCCGGCTATCGGAGTTCGGCACGCCGGGTAAGATGCTCATCACGGGTAACTCTGGCTACCATTGGTGCCGGGATGAGTTCGTGCTGACCAAGAAGAACGAGCCTGTGGCGCTTCCGGATAACATCAAGGTCCAGCTGACTACCTACCTGAGCAACCCCGACCCCGAGTTCAGGGAGGCCTACGGAAAGAAGCTGGATGGCATCAAGGATGAGCACACCAAGAGCCGCCTGAAGTACGGGGACTGGATGAGCACACCAAGGACCGGGATGGAGTTCATGCCGGACTTCAACAGCGCCCAGCACACGGGCCAAGTGGCCTACGACCCATCGCTTGCCCTGCACTTCACCCTTGACTTCAACAGCGCCCCTTATATGACCTTGTTGGTGGCTCAGATACGCCAGAAGGACATGGGCCGCTGGGCTGTGGACTTCCTGAAGGAATACACCCCAAGCCATCCGCTGGCCACCACGAAGGCGGTATGCGAGATGTTCGCCCGGGACCTGCGCGACGGATGCTTCAAAGGCCATAGCGCGGGCCTGTTCATGTACGGGGATAAGAGCGGCAAGAGCAAGACCAGCATGGCTACCGAGACCATCCGCCACGACTTCGACCAAGCGGAAGCCATCCTAGGCCGTTGGATGCAGAACAACAGCGACCGGGTTCTGAGGTCCAACCCGCCACACGTCAAGGCCCGGGAGTTCATGGCGCACTGCTTTACGGGACGGATCGGTATCGACATCACCTTCGACCGTGACATGCACAACACCATCGCCGACCACGTACACCTAAAGCAGGGGGCGGACGGTGGTATCCTGAAGGAATACGCAACGGACCCCGTTACGAAGGTCAGGTACGAGAAGTGGGGCCACTGTGTGCAGGCGTCTTACTATATGGTGATCTCGGCCTTTAAAGAGAGCCACTATGACGAGCTGGAAGAGTTGGCGGCGTAGTGTGAACCCTATTCGGGCCCGTTTTGGTAGCTTTGGGGTATGGGTGACACCACTGACAACTTTGAAGCCTTTTGCCGGGATAAGGGTCTGACACAGGCCGAGCTTGACATGATCGCGCGTGAGCTATCGGCACGGGTGGCGAACACCACCAACACCTTTGAGCACTTTTGCAAGTTGAAAGGAACGCGCCTGAAGAGCATTAATGACCCGACGATAATTCTACCGGAAGCCAATGGCTTCTATGTCGACCGCACATCGCCATACATCGGCCCCAGCAAGGAAGAATTCCGGGACCACATCGATCGGCTAAAGGAAGCCATTGGTCGGAATGATATTGCCGCTGCCCAGAGGATGATCGATGAGTTCAGACCGAAGCTAATTGAAGGGGACCGCAACCTATCGGCATTGCTGGGGGATTCGGTCACAAACGATGAGCAGGCCGAGTACGGCAAGGAAGGCGACCAGCCCAAGCGGGAGCCGATGCTGAGCAATAACGAGATCTACGATGAGTCATACAGAGCTGACCTAGTTCAGCCTGATAGCTATGGCGATGGATGGGATAGTCCCAATAGCGAGGCGAATTGGGCGATTGGCGCTAAGTGGACTAGGGAACGATACGAAGACCTGATCGACAATGGCGTGCTGGCGGTGGTGAAGATGGCTGGAATCGACGCCGAAGGCAACTGCACAGAATGCGGGTGGGATGCTGATCACCGATACCCTTTCAGCAAATGCTGCCCCGGCTGCGGAGCCATTGTCGTTGAGCAATGAGCCTCACCATCACAACCCTATCCGAGGCCAAGGAACTCCTGAAGTCTTACAGCCCAGAAGAGATCCGCCAGCTATGGGAGAGCGGCGCCTTCACCAAGCCCATCCCGCCCGATGTGAAGGCCTATTTCATCGACCGCATACTTAATGGGCCTGAAAATGATTAGGTTTGCGCCGTTGGCGCACTAGCCAACACCCGGGGCGGTATAGCAGGCCCTTGTCTGCTCAACATCTAAACGCCTCGGCATGTACAGTCTAGAACGCGCATACGCGCTCAGCTCCACGCAGGTCATAGAGCGGTACAAGCACCCGGACCACGGGCGTACCGTTGATCTGTCCACCATGTACAAGGCTTTCGCTACGGGCGAAGGCTTGGAGTACATGCTGCAACGTTTCGACCTACGCGAGAGCGAGGCCGACTTCAAGCAGGCCAATAGGATAGCCCAGCAGATCACCAAGCCCGTCACTTCGGCGCTGATGAACCCGGCCCGCAAGGTCCCATCGGTTAGGCCGGTGGTGGACAAGGTGGACTACGGCAAACAGGATCAGAAGTCCAAGGAACTGCGGGACCAGCTGAGCGAATGGTACGGAGGCAAGAGCGTAACCGAGTACATGGGCACGCTGGTGGACCCAAGCGACATGGACCCCAACGCGTTCGTTGTGCTGACCTTCGATCAGTTCGACTACCGCAAGAGCAAGCCTTCGATGTTCCCGTTCATGGTGGGCTGCGACAACGTGTGGAACTTCGAGTACGTCAACGGGGAACTGGCAACGCTTTTCCTGGCGTTCGACATTCAGTACGAGACCAAGCCAGCACAGTACGACGCCAATGGAAAGGTGATTACCAAAGCGGAGACGGCAGGTGGAAAGCGGTTCGCCATGTGGACGGCTGAACACCACATCGTCTACGAACAGATCGCCAAGGAAAAGGCTCCATCGGGTCCGCATAGCGTGCTGCTTGACCCCATTGGGCAGGAGGTCACTATCAGCAAGAACGCGGGCGTACGGTTCAACTACTTCGACTCTACGGCCGACTACTTCTTGAGGCAAGAGGACGAGACCTGCTATGTCGTGCGGTTCTATGAGCAGAAGAGCGGCCGCGTGCCTGCCTTCCGCCTTGGATGCAAGCCCGATGCGTTGACCGGTGGCAGGACGTGCGTGAACCGTTGGGATGAGGCCGTTCCGTACCTCAAGAAGTCCTTGAAGCAGGTGCGCGAGCTAGACCTGACCACGGCCTTGCATGTGTTCCCACAGAAGCTACAATATGTGGGGCCATGCGCCGAGACGGGATGCCGGAACGGATACATGCAGAGCGGGTCCGAGTGTAGCAGCTGTAAGGGAACGGGGATCTCCACGATCAAGACGGCTCAGGACCACATCACACTCCGGATGCCCAAGGACCCGGAAGACGCGATGTTCGACCTCGCCAAGCTGACGCACTATGTCCAGCTCCCTGTGGAGACCATTCAGCAGATGAGGGACATCGTTAGGGAGACGCGCTCGGACTGCTTCCGGGCTGTCCACGGTTCCGACCTGTATGGTCAGGGCAACGTGGGTAAGACCTACGAAGAAGTGCTGGCGATGAACGAGGCGATGTACGATGGACTCAGGCCGTTCTGCAACTGGTGGAGCGACACCTATATCGTGATCAACCACGTCTTTGCCAATTACAACGACATGGGCGAAGGCCTGAACGTGGTGCACAAGATGCCACGATCCCTTGGCTTCGAGACGGCCGGTAATGCGTTCGCCGCTATCAAGGCCGCAAGGGATGCTGGGGCTTCCAACGCCATCACCGCCAACCTGAACGAGACGGCCATCCACATCCTATTCAGGGACGACACCGACGCCTTGCAGAAGACATTGGTTCAGGCCAAGTTCGACCCGTTCCCCGGCATGGACAGCTCTACGGTCACATCGTTGATCTCGGGAGGCAAGACAACGGACAAGAGCGCTTTGATGTGGGCGGAGTCGGCAACGGTATTCCGCAAGGCTGAAGAGAAGTATCCAGGCGACGTGAGCTTCTACCAGTTGGACGAAAAGAAGCAGCGGGAGGTGATCGACCAGATCCTTGATGAAATGATCAAGGAACAAGATGACAAGGCCGCAGAGATGGCCCAGCAGTTCGCTCCTGCCCTTGGCGTTCAGGATACGCCCGACGACAACGCCGACGACCAACCACAGGACAACCCTGACCAGCCTCCTGTATGAGCGAGCGCGAGCTACGCCAGCTATTCACCCAGTACAGCCGCGACCTTGACGCCCGGCAGCGTGCCCGTATTAGGCAGCTACGTAGCCTAGAGCGAGACCTGTTCGAGGGCATGGTCGTACGCATCACCGAGGCCCTAGATGCTGGCGATGGAGTGATCAAGAGCCGACGCGGTTCCGCCACTATCAACGAGCTAGTGGACAAGGCCTTCAACGCCTTGGATCGTGCCGGGCTGAACGACTTCTACAGGGATGCGCGGCTCCTTCTTCTCGGCTGGCGCGGCGTCCTTCAGGTCGGCCTCGCTCACCACCTGCATCACCCGGTTGGATGCCATCTTGCAGCCAGGGTAGTCCTTCGACTTAGGGGAGTGCTTCCAAGCGCTCTCGGGCACCGTTTCGTCGTACGATGGATCGTTGATGACTCG